TCATAGCTGTACTTAGACGTATCAAAAACGACTTCGTCTTTCGTACGAGCTGACGGGTTTGTTGTAATAGTTGCTGGCATTTAGAATCCTACGTTGTTAAGAATAAACCATTGACCGGAAAGGCCATCAATAAGTGTAATACTCTGTTTAAAAAGGTCAAGTGTATAGCTTCCGTTACCGTCTACGACATCTGTACCAGGAGCGTCAAGAGTCACGTTAGCAGTGTCAAAAGTACCAGACACGTCTTTGATAGTGATAACACGTCCGGAACCTGTTGCCGCAGGAAGCACCATAGTACCTCCTGTTGCAGTACCATCATCGACAAGAAAGACTCGATAATCGTCTTCAATAGTATAGGTAGCGGTTAAGTCAACTTGACTAACTATCTTAATGCCCTTAGTAAATTCAGAACCTCCATAGGTAAGATTGTCACCAATTGAAACAGACTTATCTACTCTAACACCACCTGCTACTTGAAAAGCACCAGTAGCCGCACCGGTTGTGTCTGTTGTATCATGCACACGATA